GCCCTGAAGTTCCTGAAGGAACATTAGGACCCCCTGCATAATATTCAGAAAGTGATGTAGGAGCACTGCCTCCAAATTCATCTTCTATATCAGATAACCCAACATTGGTAGTAGGGACTGCCATTATAATTTCTCCTTATTTAATTTTTCTACTTTTTCTGATAATACCTTAACTGCTTCAATTAATAAACATGTGAGCCTATCGTATTTAACAGCTTTAATACCATCTTTTCTTTGAGCAACAGCTTCAGGTAATACTTTTTCTACCTCTTGAGCAATTACCCCAACATCTTTTTTTCTAACAAAATAACCATCTTCGCCACCTTGTTTTTTAATCCAGTCTTCTTTCCAATCAAATAATACACCATTTAATTTTTTCAATGCTTCTAATGGATCTGGGATATTTACAACATTTTCTTTTAAAACAGCATCTGAAGAATAGAAAGCTGTAACATCATCGGTTGCTCTAATTTGACCAGTAGTTCCAGATGCAGCAGTACCTACACCAAAAGAATCAAATTGCACATCATCTGTTGTACCCACACCAAGTGAAGTTCTTGCAGTTGCTCCAGATTCAGTAATAAAAGTAGATCCATTTCCAACTATAAAATTACCATCAGTAGTTGCTAATCCTGAAATTGCTGCAAGTTCAGTATTATAAGCTTGTACATCTGTTCCTACAATTAAACCTGCTAATTGATTTGAGATTTCAACGATGTTAGTTCCATCAGAATAAACTATAGCTGCATTTTTTTCTGTAGTTCCAAATGTAAAACCTGTTCCTGAAACAGTTTTAAATTGTACTGTAAATGCACCTGAAGTTCCGTTGATAAGTGTATATGTTTTTTCTATAGAATCTGGAATGGTGACTATTTGATTACCTGTAATTGTCCCTGTAAATTTAATTACGGCATTTCTAGCATTAGATAAAGTTGCATCAGTCATAGCAAGAGCAGTTGTTTGAGCTCCTCCTGCAATAGATACTTCTTGGTATCCAGCAATTGCTTGCTGAACTAAATTTAAATTTGTATTAGTTTTATCGCCCCAAGTCCCAGAGTTTTCTCCTGAGACCATTAACTCTAAACCTAATTCTGAATAACTTGATGGCATAATATTATTATATCCTCCTTACGCTGCTTTATCAACCTCTGTCCACACATTGGTAACGCCAGGATTTATTTGAGACCAAGCTGTAACATTTACAGATCCTGTTGAAATAACAGCGGATATACCTGTTACTTCGGCACTTGCATCATCCGCCTCTGCTTGGCCGACAGCAGTTGATAGTTGCTCTCCAGTTACATCTACTAAAGAATTTGCATCTAAAATTGCTGTTCCTTGAGCTAATGTAGCAGATACCCCTGTTGCAGTTACATTAGCATTTCCAGTAACTGAAACATTACCTACTGCGGAATTTAAAGAAACTCCAGAAACTTGTGCATCAGCGTTAGCCTCTACATCTTCCTCTCCAATAAATATTGATAAAGAATTTCCTGTTATAGACACATTAGCATCAGCTGTTATGAAAGGGCTTCCTAATGTTGCGTTTAATTGAATTCCAGTAACATCAATATTAGCTGTTCCTACAACTACACTTCCTACACCAACAGTTGCAGTCACTCCTACTCCAGTTACCATAGCGTCTGGAGAAGGGTCTACTTGACCGATTTCCGAACTTAAACCGTTTCCAGTAATTTCTAAATTAGCATCAGCTGTTACAGTTAAACTTCCTATTCCTGCTGTTATTGAAATACCTGTGACATCAATATTTGCAGTTCCAACAACAACAGTTCCCACACCAACAGTTGCAGTCATACCCACTCCAGTTACCATAGCATCTGGAGAAGGATCAACTTGACCAACCTCTGAAGATAATTCTATTCCTGTTACATCAGTATTAGCATCTGCAGTAACACTTTCATTTCCAATTTCAGATATTAAATTTATACCAGTTACAGGTATCTCAAGTAAAGAAAATGCTTCAACTGTGCCTGCAGACGGTGTCAAAGCAATTCCAGTTACAGGAACATTGGCATTAGCGGTTGGAGCCTCTTCCCCAATAAATGTTGTCAAAGAATTTCCTGTTACTGCAATATCTGCAGTTCCTGTAGTAATGACATTAACAGGTGAAATTGTGCTTGGACTTTCTGAAGCAAAAGGTGCTTCAGCAAACGCTGTTAAAGTGTCTTCAAAAGATGTAATATTAGTTACAGATAATGATTGTCCCGTTACTGGTACATTAACCCCTAATTCTCCAGTAATTGTTATTGATCCTAAACTTACTGTAGATTGAATCCCAGAGACTACAACTGTAGTATCGGATGGTTCAGCCGAAAAAGGCGCTTCGGAATATGTATTAATAGCAAAAGCCATGTTCTAGGCTCCTGTTTTTTGTTCTTCTTTTTCTTCTGTAGGTAATTCTTTTTTTAATAAATCAGAATAATGTGTTTGTAATACTGTTAAATCATTTAACTGTATTGAAATCTGTTGTTTTTGAACACCAATAGTTTGTAATTTTTCTACACAAAGTTTTCCTTGTGGAGATAAATCATCTGTATCGTATTCTTTTTTATCAAAATTAAACTTCATTATTTTTTAAGTTCCTCTATTTCTTTTTTAAGTTCTTTAATAGATTCAATTAATACTGCACAAAGTCTTTCATATCTAACTGCTTTAGAGCCATCTTCTCTAGTTGCTACAAGTTCAGGTAAAACTGCTTCTACATCTTGTGCGATTACACCAACTTCTTTTTCATCAACTAAATGTTTATTTTTTTCTAAAGCTTCTTTTGTCCAGTTGTAGTAAACACCATTTAATTTAGAAACTTTATCTAAAGAATTATCAATATTTACAATGTTTTGTTTTAAATTTTTATCAGAAGTATAAAATGCAGTAACGTCTCCTGTTGCTGTAATAGCACCAGTCACTGCTAAAGTAGATCCATCAAATGTCATATTCGCTTCTGCATTCATAGCATCTGTCCCAGTTGCAGTAAGAACTCTGTTGTTAGAGCCATTAGTCATGAAGTCAGATACATCAACAGAAATAGAATCTGCAGCTACGTCAATACCAGTTCCTGCACCAACATCTAAAGAACCAGATGTTGTAACAGATCCTGTTAATCCATTTCCACCAGTAACTGAAGTTACAGTTCCTGTGTTTGTAGTAAATCCAGAATCATTATTAAAACCTGAAATAGCTATATTTGCTTTTGTTAATTTCTTTTGAGCATTAACACTATCAACTACAACAAAGAAATCTCCATCAGCATCAGATGTTGAAGTTGTAAGTTCTGATAAGTCTACGTTAACTGCATCTGCAGTTACATCAATTAAAGTTCCTGCTCCTACAGCTAAAGAACCAGATGTTGTAACAGATCCTGTTAAACCATCTCCTCCAGAAACGGAAGTTACAGTTCCAGTATTTGTCGTAAATCCAGAGTCATTATTAAATCCTGAAATTGCAATATTTGCTTTTGTTAATTTTTTCTCAGCACCAACAGAATCAACTACAACAAAAAAATCTCCATCAGCATCTGCTGTTGAAGTTGTTAATAAGTTTAAATCTATTCTAGCAATTGGAACTGTACCACTAGCTAAATCTGATGCGTCTAAGTTTGTTAGGTTTGCACCACTAATCGCAGGTAATGTCGCTGGAAATCTTGCGTCAGGCACTGTACCTGAAGTTAATTGAGTTGCATTTAATGCTGTTAAATTAGCACCACTTGCCGCAGGAAGAGTTGCTGGGAATCTAGCATCTGGCACTGTACCAGAAGATAAATTATCTGCATTTAAAGAAGATCCATCAATGAATCCACTGTCATTATTAAAACCTGAAATAGCAATATTTCCCTTTGTAAGTTTTTTCTGTGCGTTTGCACTATCTACTACAGCAAAGAAATCTCCATCTGCATCTGATGTAGATGTAGTTAGTTCTGAAAGATCAACATCAATTGTTGGAGTTGCTCCTTCTCCACTATTGTTTTGTAAATCAATTAAATTACCTGCTGTTAAAGACTCTACATAGTCTCCAGTAGTATTTGTTGTTAATGTAACTGTATTTAATTCTGCTATAGAGCCTAACCCTAAAGAGGTTCTGGCTGTTGCACCAGACTCAGCAACAAAATTAGCACCATTACCAACAATAAAATTTCCGTCAGTAACAGCAAGTCCAGCTACATCTTGTAATTGTTGGTCAAGTCTTGCATTTGGAACCGTTCCTGAAGAAATATTACTTCCATTTAAATTTGTTAAATTAGCTCCACTTGCTGCAGGAAGTGTTGCTGGAAATCTTGCATCAGGGATTGTACCAGAGTCTAAGTTTGAAGCATTTAATGAGGAACCATCAATAAACCCACTGTCGTTATTAAAACCAGAGATATTAATACTTCCTTTAGTTAATTTTTTTTGACCTCCTAAAGAATCAACGACAGGAAAAAAGTCTCCATCAGTATCTGAAACAGAAGTTGTAAGCTCATTTAAATCTAGTGCTATTGTTGGAGTAGATCCTTCTCCAGTCCCGTCTCCCGTAATACCAGTTCCAGCTGTTAATGACGCAACATAATCTCCAGTTGTATCTGTTGTTAAAGTTACTGTATTTAGTTGTGCAATTGAACCTAATCCTAATGTCGTTCTTTGTGCTGCAGCATCCGCATCATCTAGTAATGCTTTACCTGCAGTCGTTAAATCAAAAGTTCCCGCAGTACCAGAACCTGTAAATTGAATTCCTTTATCTGCTGCTGAAGTTAATCCTCCAATTGCAGCAAGGTCGGCATCAAGTCTTGCATTAGCTACTGTTCCAGTTGCTAAGTTAGATGCATTTAAATTTGTTAATGCTGAACCATTCGCAGCAGGGAGTGTAGCAGGGAATCTTGCATCTGGAACTGTTCCAGAAGTTAATTGTGTTGCATTAAGAGCTGTTAAATTAGCTCCGCTTGCTGCTGGTAATGTAGCAGGGAATCTTGCATCAGGGACAGTACCTGAAGCTAGATTATCTGCGTTTAAATTTGTTAAGTTAGATCCATTGTTTGCAACAATGTTTCCACTTGCATCAAGGATAACGGCTTTGGATGCTGGTAATGTACAAAATACATTTTTAGTTCCTGCAGAAAAGTTTACTGCAGCATCACTATTAGATGATGATATAATAGTGTCTCTTGATAAAGCTCCAGCACTAACAGTTCCAAGTCCTACTTCAAATTCACCGTTTGAGTTTACAATTGAATAATACGTTGTGTTAGTATTTCCAATTGCAGATGAAAAAGTTTCAAATCCAGATACTGCTCCCGCAAGTGTAAGGGTTCCCGTACCAGTAGTGGTAGAGGTTTCTTTTACTCTATCATTTACAACCAAAGCCATTTTAACTCCTTTTTAGTTTACGATATTCTCAAAATTGCAGCAGAAGTCGTAAATGCAGGAAATTGAATAGTGAAAGTCCCTGACGTTGCAGTTTTATCACCACCAAAATCCAAAACAGCTACTGCTGTATCTGAGTTAGATGTATTATAAATTAGTGCTCCTCTTGCAGTTAATGTCACTCCTGTAAATGATCTGTCAGCAAAATCTACGATTGCTACACCAGATGCTACAGATGTTTGTTGAGATCCTACTGCTAGTTCTCCTCCACCTGCTGCGTATTGCCCAGATGCTCCGACTTCATTATCAGTTGTGTATGAAGTTGTTGATGCACCTAAAACTGCAGATGAAGAATATAAAGCTAATTTAAATACACTACCTGTTGTTTGTGTAAAGTTGTGTTTACCTTCTAATAGTTCTTTCTTGAAAGAATTCGCTATTGCATTTGTTGTTATTGCCATTATGTTTACTCCTTGTTAATTTTATTACGGACTTGGTGAATCCAACGGTATTCGAGTCACCCCATCACTGTAATCATCTCTTCTTCTATATCCTTTTTGTAAGATACTAAAAGTTTTTAATTCCTCAGTATAACGTGTTTTATACGTGTTGTACATATCCTGGGGGCCTTTTAAGAACCCAAAAGCTTCTGTCATAACCCCATAAAATAATAAATTCTCAGCATAAGTTGATAAATAAGTTGTTGTAGTTGTAGCCGATAAATGTTGAGGTGTTTTAATATAATTAATCTGACAAGTAAAAGCAGCACTTGGTGCAGGAGCCACTAATATGTAAGTAGGATCTTCATCCCAATAACCATAGTATTTAGGTATACCCGTTACAATTGGACTAGTATTTGGAGAATATTCAGAAATAAAGGTCTGGTCTCTTTTCTCAAGATATATTCTAGGAGTCCCTGATTGAGTAGAATCAAATACTTGAACTGCTCTTAAATATAATAAATCACCTGGTAAAACTAAATACCTATTTCCTGAAGTAAACGTCGATGTAGAATATTTACGGTCTACATCCATTCCATCGACAGCTCTAGATATTGTTAATTCTACATCGGTAATAAATCCTTCAATAATAGAATCAGTTAGCACCGTTGAATTAACTTCTGTATAATCTCTAACTTTAGTCAATAATTGAGAAAACGTAATTGCCATTATGATATCTCCACAGTTACATGCGCTAAGTACATTGCCATAGCTGGTTTAATATTTTCGGTAGGTCTCATACCATTAGCTGCAAAGGCTAAATCACTTTGACCATATTCTGGATAAGCTGTTACTACCATGTTACCTCCACCTATTTGATTAGATGGAAAGTTTTGTGGTCGAGCGTCGATCAACCCTTGAGGATCAGCGCCATACACTTTAATTTCTAACTGAGGATGCTTAGGCTCGTACTCCGAAATATGGACGATGGATCCATTCCATTCTTTCACCATTTCAGTATAAGGGAAAGCCTGACCAGAACGGTCGGATATAGCTAGTGAATGTTTACCTCTTGCAAATCTTGCCATTAGTTCCTCGTTGGGTAGTAGCTAGCTGGTGAAATAAATACAGATGTTCTTTGTCCATCTTCATCCAAAGCTCGTTTTAATTCATCTTCGTAATACATTTTTAATGCTTGAGTTCGATCTGGTGCATATTTTAAAGATAAATAAAATGCTAAACCAGAAATCATACAAGGCATAAATCTAAATGGTACATCAGCTGTATTGCCATATGCTCCTGCATCTTCAATTCTATTTAAAGTGTAATAGTGTAAATATGTATAAGTTGATGCATCAGGAGTTTGATACAAAGTAATTGTAGGTGTAGTTTGTCTATCTACATAATACTGTGATGGTTGACCTGTAGACCCTTTGTTAGGCAATGCTGCATAGGTCGATCTATCAATTTTTGAAATAGTTACATCAGTTACACTGACTCCTGGCGCAGCAGCTGTTGAAATATAAGCTTCTAAAACATCATTAGTAGATGTTGGAGTTGTGTAAGTTGCAGTCCCAGCAGTTAAAAGTTGAGTTTGTTTTTCAACTTTCCAAAGGTGGACTCCTCTATTTCCCCATTCAGAGAAAAGAATGTTTAAAGAATTTCTAGCTTTTTTTAAATCGTACCCAGAATTAGTTTGAAGACCACATCTTTCATAAGCTTCCTCTACGATGTCATCAATTGACAAATCAAATGATGTAGTTCCTGATGTAGCCATTTAAACATATCCTTTATTTTTTAGATTGTGGTGCTAAATTTTTATAGTCTTTTGCTTTACCTTTATAAATCAAAACACCTTTTCTTCCTTCTGGTGTAATTTCTTTAACAGTCACTGGTTTCTTAACTCCGCCACCTGTTTTCATTTTCATAACTGGTGATTTACCAGTCATAGCCATTTTTTTGTGCATTCTTATTTTTTCCATTAAAACACTCCTTTAAAGTTAGTTCCTTTGATAGCGATTCCGCCACCTTTCATTTTATTTTGTTTTCCTCTAAGGATTTTAAAATCCTCTCCAGAAATCGTTCCATCCTTGTTAGCATCAAGTTTCTTTTGACCGCCTGATAGTTTTTTTCTTCTTCTACTAAATTCAGAATCATCTTCTGTTATACCGCCTGTAGCCATTTTTTTCATAGGTTGCTTTTTAAGATCTGCTTTTAATTTTTCAATTCTATCTTTACCTTTTCTTCTAGGTGCTGCTACAGGTCTATCGCCTGAAGTTGAAGGCATCATGTTGTGAACCATAACTTCAGGATCTTTTCCTGTAGGAATAGCTACTGGTTTTTTAGGATCACCCATATCAACTCCACCACCTTTTTTCATTCCAGGTAGTTTAGGTTGTACTCTTGGAGAAGTCGAAGATTTCTTTTGTCTTTCTTCTCTTTCTTTTTTAATTTTTTCGATAATCTTTTTTACAGATTCTCCGATTGGTCTTAAACCTTCTTGTCTTGGCATTTTAGTCTCCTATAAAATTTTGTACTTAGTTGTATTTATTATACCACCACATTGTTTCTTTGCAAAGGTAGATACATTACTTGGCTTAGGGCCAGTGTTTGGGGCTTGGCGCTTTCTGGCAACAGCACTCGCCTTTTGCGACTTTGTCATCGCTGTGGCTTTTGCAAGCGGTACGCACTTGGGGTATTTCCTCTTTGAAGAGCCACTCGACGTAGATCTTCCACAAGGTTGATATTTTCCATTTTTTCGTTTTGCTCCAATATCTACCCATTTTTCTGAAAACCATTTTGTTAGTCCTCCCTGTTTCATACCTGCAGGCACACAATTAGGTACCATTTTATTTCCTTTTTTCTTCATGCCTTTTTGGACATAGCCCTCCCAGCATGTTCCTCTACTAGACATATTTCATTTTTGTCATGTTAATAACCCCACCTTTAGCAGCGGCAGTGTAAATTAATTTACCTTTTCTATCATATTCAGATATTGGATTTTGAATATCAATCATATATTTTTGCCTTTTATCACGATCACCTGGAATAGGTTTTTTATTTTTCTTTTCTTCTTTAGTAGACATATCAGCACCTCCCCCTTTACTCATTTTCTTTGGCCCCCAGTCTTTTCGTTTAGTCCCAGAAGGGTCTTTAATTTTACCAGCACATATTTTAGATGCATAAGCGTTAGCGTATGCTGAAGGATAAACCTTAAACTTACGTTTCGCTGCTGATTTGCCTCTCGCGCATAATTTGGTCATTTTTATATTTGCTCCTGTTATAAACTTTTTTAGACCTTATCATTTTAGGTCTAAATCGTCTAGTCCGTAGGCTTTTGGCTACTGGGTTCTTTCTAGGCATATTTTATTTCTGCCTGGTTCTAATACAGAAAAACCATACTTTTCAAGAATCTTGTTAATTAATTCCATGTCATATTTAGGATAATCATCAAATACAAATCTAGTCCCTTTAACAGATTTATTTGCAAACCAAACTGCTTCTGTAATCACATCTTTGGTCATATGTGGTCCATCAAAGTGAACAAAATTAAAATACTCTAAATGACCATTTTCATTCATAAACTCTGTATCTGTCATTTTAATAATATTAAACATAGGATAATTTTCAAAATCTTTTTTCATTTGTTCATACATATCATCTGTATAATCACAGGTATAAGAACCCGAACTGTCATAATGTTGATAATTTAAATTACCGTATGGATCAATACCAAAATGCATATAAGGGTGTCCCTGTAATCTTTCTTTAAACGCATCCATTATAATTTTAGAGCCTAGTCCTTCTCTAACCCCTATTTCTGCAGAATAATATCTATCTTTTGGACTGTATACGGGAGCTGTTTCGCACCACTTTTTTAGTAGTTCGTAATCCGAACTGTCGCCTCTTATCATTAGTTCCTTTTCTAGCTCCCCTTAGTTTGCCTTCTACTTCTTTTGGAATCTGTGCTCTTGATATTGGCATTATACTAAATCGGTTGCTTTTCCTATTATTGGTTTATATTTTGTTTTACCATCTTCTTTAAAGGCTCGCAAGAATTGTTTTCTAGGTTTTTCACTAACATAGCTGCAATGTACCCATCCACTGTTAGGTTCTCCTGGAACATAAAATTCTAAAATCATTTGATCGAAATCAAGGTTTTTATAAATCCAATCTGCAACTTCAGCATTGTCTTTACCCATACATTCAAAATCAACGGCCTCAGCTTTACAGTGTTGGCTAGTAATTGAACTACCTATTTTAAGACACAATTCAGGAGTACGAAATCCGCTGGTAATCATAACTGGGCCGAAGTGATCACGTACGGGTTGAAGAATATTTTCACACAGTAATTTTAGTTTTTCAATTTGATTAGCATTAGGATTGTTATCAACCCCTAATCGTACCGCAGTGTCCGATTTGATTAACTCTTGAAGAGTAAAGTTTCGGGAAAGGTTCATTTTGATTTTATAATTTTACCTATACTTATACTACCATCTACATTTTTTTCAAGCTCGGCTTCTACTTCACCACACATAAATTGTTTATTAGCCATATCCATATTACGTGTTGCTTCTCTTTTCATTTTTAAACAAGTAGATAGACTATCTTGAATTCGATGTTCAATCAACTCTCCATTAATGAATAAGCACAACGCAAAAACAATGCCAATCATTAATGATCCCCATTTAATTTTCCAATATTAGCTCTAACGCTATCCTTTAGTTTTTCTACATCTATTCGTAGTCTTTCAACATCTGTTTGTAATCTTTCAATATTAACTCTATTATTCATCATACCATCAACTCTTATGGTTAGTTTTTCCAATCCTTCTGCAATATGTTCTAATAACATAAATTGTTCTTGATCAATTGGTTTCTGAGCTGATGCTTCAAGTAAATCTTGTTCAAATAATTTGTTAGCTGTCTCAAGAGCATTGAGTCTTTCAATAACACCAAAAGCAAACCATGCACCTATAACTACAGCTGCGATTAGTCCAATTAAATTACGTAACGGAAGACCGATACTTGTGTTTTCATTTATTTTTATTGACATTAAATACCCTGTAGTCTTGGATCTTTAGATGTAATATTTTTAGTAGCTTTAGGTCTAGAAATAGAGTCCATGCTTCTTTTACGAAGTTGAGCTTTAGCAGATTCAGATTTTCTTTTTTCATCTACTTGTTTTTTTAAGTCCCATTTAAAATTCATTTTTTTCTCCTTCTAAATAGATTATCTATTTTTTCAAAAAATTTGTCTATAGCATCAAAAAATTTATATAACCATTTATCAATCATTTTTTGTCCATTTGATAAAACATTTTGTCAGAATCTTCTGTAACCATGTCATTAGCTTCTGCATCCCAATAAGTAGTTTGTACCTTATAGTCTGGCCAACTTGTATCAGTAGTAAAACTATTAACGTGCCACAGAATACGATTATTAGGCTGAGCTGCATAATTGCCGTTATCAAGAGCCAGTATATGTGCACACTTATGTTCTTGAGGTATTTCAGAATGTTCGGTATTGAGAATATTAGTTTCTGGATGAGCCCAGTCAACTGTAAATAAATATTCTCCATGATAGAACTTTTTATCTAATCCTAAATATTTACCTTTTAAACCAGCCAGCCAATCAAAGCAATGCACAGAAGGATAATAACTAAAACAGTTCCACAATTCCAACTCGTCGACTGACATATCCTGCACTTCGGTTCTAGAAAAATGTTTTTGGAAAAACGCTGAAATAGGCAGTCTCCAAAAACACGCACCATTCGGTAACATAATGTTAAATAAGAGTGCGCGACCTGAAATAGAGACAAGACCAAAGATAACGCAGTCTTCAGACTCTCCGTGATGTTCTTTAAGATCATAAAGATACTCCTTTCTTATTTTGCAATATATAGGTGGTATGTTTGAATTTAAATAAGCCATTCATATTACTTTAAAATTAAAACTATTAAAATAGCTAACAAAATAATACCATGCATTTCATTTGGTGTAGCTATTATTTTTGCATTTATTCTTCTCCAAATTTCTTTTAGTTGATCTAGCATCTCCATCTCCTTCTAGCTTGTCTTATTCTTGAATTAGGGTCATTTCTAGTTTCTGCACTAGATCTTTTTAATTGACCTAAAGATCTTGCACAATATGATTTTCTTCTAGCTGATCTCTTTGGTCCAGGGTCTTTTTCAGTTACTGCTGTTTTTAATTTAGATCCTGGATTTTTTCTTCTATAAGCCATGACACCTTTTTGTGTCATACCTGCACCTGATTTAGTAGATCGGTAATTACCTTCACTTCTTCTTCGAGAAGGCATACCCCCACCTTTTAAAAGAATTGGACTTGTTCCTTTTGATTGTATGCCTACTCTACTCATTTAAACTCCTAGCCAACAGATAAGTTTGGTCCTGAGTACTTATCAGTCAATAAAGTATATGCTGTAACTTTAGTTTTTGTTTTACAATAAATACCTTTTGGAAATAAAATACCATCTTCAGGAAATGAAAAATTAACTACATCTCCACTTGGGACATCACCAATGAATAAAGTGGTTCCTGTATTTGAAGTAGTAGATAACTCTAATAACCCTGCACCTGTGCCATCTGATGCAATAATAATTCCTCTCAATCTTATAGGTTGAGCAATTATTGCAGTGGCTCCAGCAGCAGCATCTGATCGAGTAGCTTGTATATCACTCTTATAGCTCATTTGCGCTCCTTATTTTGTGGCTCCCGAAGAAGCCACGATTAATTATGCTACTGCAGCACCTGTAGTAACGTCTACAAAATTAGTACCATTACCAAAGCAAAGAGAACCTGTTAAAGAGGCCCCTGTTGCATCAGAAACATAGATTAATAAACCTGCTGTTGCTGTAGGTAAAGTTAGTAATGTAAAAGTAGGAACAATAAAACCATTGTCTGAAATTACTGGTCCCGAAAAAGTAGTGTTTGCCATAATAGTTTCTCCTTGTATAGCGGTTAAATTTTGTAGTCTCTATACCGTCTGCCTAGCCAGTCTACAAAATTAATTTAATTTCTAGGTCTTTTAATTATACATAAAAAAAGGGGCAGAGTAAACTCCGCCCCTTTTCAAATAGTTAGGTAATTAAAAATTACGCTGCGCCTGGTGAACCGAAGATTCCTCTAGGGTCAGAGAAGCCGAAGCTGTATCTTTCTCTAGCTTTGAATCTCATGTTGCCAGTGTCAAAATCACCTTCCATTGCAGTTCTTAATGGTGCTCTAACGAAATGTTTAAGACCATTAGGTGCATCGGTCATGATGAAAAACGCATCAGTGTCAGTTAAGAAATGGTTGATTCTATAACCTTCTGGAATCATACCCATGTTCATCATTGCATTGATGTCGTTATCAGCAGTACCTACTCTTAAAGGTGACTTTAAGATTCTCTCAGCAGTGAATTGTAATTCTTTTGGAATTATCAATTTTCTACCTTGAGTAGCGATTTTTAATCCTCTTTCATCAACAAACGCCGCAATGTCAATTAACGACTGTTCTAATGATGTTTCAGATAAATCAGCAGGTGTTGCTAACTCGTTTGCAAAAGTACCACCACTTACAAGTGGGTGTGCATTTGACAATAGAGGTTGTCCGTCACCACCATTAGCAGTGTCGAAACCATTGTTCAAGACAGCAGCAGCTTTCACTTGTTTAGTGTTAGCCATTGATCTTGCCAATGCTCTAGTGTAACGAGCAGCTAATCTGTCGTACAAGTTATCTTCTACCGCTTCTTCAGTAACCGCGAATGCTAAAGCAATAGTCTCATGCGTATATCTTGCAGTGAAACTTTCTTTTGCATCGTCGAATACCACTGCTGCACCTTCAGTTTTTGTTGGTGCACCACCGAAGCCTGATAACATTACTTCCTCTTCGAAAGCTCTGTCAGAAGACTCTGTAGTAAAGATTTCTGCGTGTTCGTTTTCGTATCTATCATACTCCAGGCCGAATAAGGCATTCAAACCTGGTTCTAGTTCTTTAACTAGTTGTGCTCTACTTATAGCCATAGTTTTATCTCCTTATTAGACTGTTAGACCTACAACTCCACCTTTGTATTGGTGAGCGTTGATTCTAACGAGTACGTTTACATTTGATACAGTTTGGTCACTGTTATCAGGGTCTTGAGAAATATCAATAGCCTGTAATACAAAAGTAGACGAAGAGTCTCCAGTTGATACATCTAATACTTCTTTAGATTGTCCTGATTGAGTGCTTCCAGCTGTTGCAACGATTGAATAGTTTGCGAATAAGTGATCAGTCGCAAAAGACTCATCAGCTTTAATTTCGAAAACAACATTCGGATCGTCAATTACGTTAGCCACGATATCATTCGCACTAACAGTACCTGGATAATAGTTTTTCCAAGTAGGCTTTTGAGTTGTCGGGTCTGTATAGAAGACTCCGTTGAAAACTCCAACAACAGGATTAGTACCTGCAGCAGCTCTAACGATTGTTCCGTTAGTAGACGCAGCTACAAGGTCGCCTTGGAATATTGCAGTACCGTAGTTCTTCAATATTCTGTATCTGTTTTGTGAGTTATTAAACGGTGTTCCCCCTAACATTCTAGACGGTCTCAAGCCAAAGTTACCACTTTGATTAGCCATAATAGTTACTCCTTAGTTTGTTAGTTGTTAGTTTAATAACCCCTTGGTAGTCACTAAAAAATTATTTTTTAGTTCCACTTCCGAAGGTTACTCGAGATTGTCTATCAATATTGATAGGCATCTCTGGTCGTTGCTCCTTCATTAGATCATGGTCTACCGCGTCCATCTGACCTTTGGTCTTGGTATTAAAGTATTCTTTACGCGATTCCACAATCTCTTCTGGTATCCTAGCCAACAATAGGCCACCAACCCCAACTACGCCTTCGTGTGTTCCACTGCTGATAACAGGATAATCATTAGGACCGATCTGTTCAATTAATTGATCAGCTCTAACAAGCTCCCATCCTTCTCTGAGTTTCTTCGACATGTTTCCAGTGTCTTGATAACCCATTGATTCAGCTCTCAGCCATCTGTGGACAAAACCTTTCGGTGGCGGAGGCGCATCTAGACTTGACGGTGGAGACCAGACCTTTTTTCGAACATCTTTTGCTCTTTGATCTGACTCGCGCGAAACTCTATTTTTTATATCACTCATATTTAGCTCCTTTATTTAACATATTTCGCGTATTCTTCAGGTGGCACCCCTAATCTTTTAGCGATTACCAACTGTGACTTGGTGAGTTTCACAGTTCTGCGTCCATTTTGGTTTCTAACAGCAGAAGCAACAGTCTGGACGGGTTTCTTTTGCTCCTGTTTCTCCTCAACTACAGTGCCTGTAGGTTCGGATTTAGCAAACTTCTGAGGGAAATATTCCGACAGTCGTTTATCTAATTCATTATAGTATGCATCTGTGTCTCCCGCAATACCCTCACCCTTGATTTGCTTATCAATTTCGAGTGCTGCAGTAGTCATGATATTATCATTCATAAACCACTCATTCTTCTCAGCCCAAGCTTTAGCTTTTGGAGAAGCTTGAATTTCAGGAATTTCAGGCTCCTGTGGTTCATTTTTGATTTTTTCAGCTTCTTGTTCACGCATATATTTAGTATTAGCCAGTCTTTCTTTTTCAATACTTAACTGAACAATTCTTTCATTTGCTTTTGCAATAGCTCCTGAATCCCCTGATTCAATTGCTTGTTGTAAAGCTCTTGATGCGTCTGCAGAATCTGAAGTAATTCTTT